CTAATTTACACATGGATTATCAACACACTTTATAAATTCTTTATACTCTTCCAAAGTCCAAAATTGCATACCTTCAGAATCTTTCTTACCCATTGAGCCAGCCTTTAAAGCAGGATTACTATTTAAATTATAATACTTTATAGCAAAATTAAAGATTGCATTAAGTTGTTTATTTACTGCTTTTAAATACGTTTGTTTGTAATCTTTACTCATAAGCTTATTTTGCCATTTTCTAATATTATTAGGTGTAATGTTATTTACATTCATATCTTTAAAATAAGGCAATATTCTTTCTTTTATAATGATTTCTTTTACTTGAAAAGTTGTTACTCTTATTCTAGTCTTTGAATGTTCCAAATATAAATCTGAAAGTTCTTTAAAATTCATATCACAGTTATTCTTTTGTTTATTTAAAAACTCTCTTTCATAATCCTTGGCATCTTTTTGCCTTTTAAATCCTTCTTTCTTTTTTTCTTTTTCTTTTTACCTGTCCAATCAGTGTAATAAAAACTACAAAAATAAGTTCCCCTATCTTCATTTTTATAAACAGCCATTTTTCTTCTTCCTTTTCTTCTTTTAATAATATTTCTAAAAGCTTTACAGGTGTTATTTGTAAAGCTCTTGATAGTTTCTTTAATTTTCCTATTGTCATAAATTCTATTTCTCCATTTTCTAATCTACTTATATAAGATTGCTCTACCCCAATTCTTTCTCCTAGGATTTCTTGCGTGTATCCTAGTTTCGTCCTTAGTTTCCTCAATTCGACATCACCCATTATAATTGTATAATATTCTACAAAAAAGTAACGTGGAAAATGTCGGAAATATATCTACCAGTTATATTTTTGTGTTAATATTATGACAAAGAGGGGGAATCATATGAATAAAACCAAAGGAGAAACTATGGAGGAAACTATATTAAAATTATTAGATTTACAAAGTACTCTATTCTGTTTCTAACATTTGCAATTTTAATTTTATTTCTAACTCTAAAGAAGTCCAGATAAGTTGCTTTACTTCATCACTTATTGGGACTTCTTTTTATTTGCCCTTTTTTTATTAAACTATCTATGACCATATTTGTGGTTTCTAATGTAGATAATTTTTTTACTTTATCATTTCCTATTAATTCACTTATTGGTCTCCCAAAATATTTAGTTAATTTTTTAGAAGTTTCTATAGAAGGAATCCTTCCACGTTCCAGATGGGATAAAGTACTACGTGTTATACCTACTAACTTTGCATATTCTTCTTGCGTCATTTCTTTATTTTTTCTATCTTCTTTCAATATTTTACCTAAATTCATTTTCATTGCTCCTTTGCACTTATTTCTTTTTACATGATAGCACATCGAAGAACATTTTACAAAGTTAGATATTGAGCATTTATTAGGAATATATTGAAAATGCTAGCATATGCTATGTAATTTGTTTAAATGCTTTTATATAAGATTTAGAATATTTGCCCGAATATGTTCGCAAATGTATAATGAAATTGTAATCAGAAATAACACAAACGAACTAAAATGTTCTTTGAAAATTAAATATTGCTTTACAAAAGAAGGGTGGAGAAGTTAAGCATTCAGCGAACCAAGCCCAATGTTCTAATGTAGCCACGAGAGTGACAGTCCTAAGCCTGTAATACAGAAGGAACATAATTAATTTTAAGGGGGATGGAGAAATGGAAGAAATGATAAATAAGTTGTTACAAATTCAAAGGGGGATTCAAAAAAATGACAGTGAGTAAGGTTTTAAAGTACGAAAGGCTAAAAAGAGGGATGACACAATTAGAATTTTCAAAACTTCTCGGAGTAGACAGAGCATCAATTGCTCATTATGAAAATGGTCGCATACCTTCACCATCAAGATTAAAAGAATTCAGTGACAAGTTAAGTGCGGACTTAGCTAAAGCATTAATAGAACAGGAACAATAAGGGGGATTTAATATGAAAAAAGTAAATTTAACTATAGAAAATGGAACGCCAATAGTAACACAAATAAAGCCAGTAGAAGTTAAAGGACAAAGGGTTTAACAACAAAACAATTAGCTGAGGTTTACCAAACAACAGAAGGAATATTTCAAATAATTTTAATAACAATATAGAACGTTTCATAAAAAATAAACATTATTATTTACTGGAAGGCGAGGAATTAAGAAGGTTTAAACGCAACTCATATGAAATAGGAATTGCACCAAATGTAAACAAGCTATACTTATGGACAGAAAGAGGAGCTAACCGACATTGCAAAATATTAGATACTAACAAAGCATGGGAACAATTTGACCACTTAGAAGATACTTATTTTAATGTAAAAGATAATATGCAACTGCCAAAGCTTAGCACAGAGTTGCGAGCAATATTAATGCTGGACAATAAAACAATGGAGATAGAAGAAAAGGTAATTAACTTAGAAAATAATATCCCACTTTTCAATGTAGAGTGCAAAGAATTGCAAGCTCTAGTAAGAAAGACAGGAATTAAAACGCTAGGAGGTTACAAGACACCAGCGTACAATGATAGATCATTACGCACTAAGGTATATACAGATATACAACACCAACTAAAACGAGAATTCGGTGTTACTAGATATGAAGCAATAAAAAGAAAACAGTTAGATAAAGCCAAAGAGATATTAGAAAATTATACAGTTCCAGTTTGTTTAAAAGAAGAAATATTTAATATAAACAATCAAGAAGAATGGAAGTGTTAAAATGAGTAGTTTTTATAAAGCGAAGGACGTAGCCCAAATATTAGATATAAGCGTTACCCAATCTTATAGAATAATAAAAAAACTTAATGAAGAATTGGACAAGAAAGGCTATATTACTATAGCTGGTAGAATACCTAAAAAGTATTTTGAAGAAAAATATTATATCTAAGGAGTGTTATTTATGAATAGAAAAAATATTAAATCAGTTTTATCAAAGAAGTTTAATGAATTTTGCGAAAGCATAAAAGATGAAAGTGTGAAAACAGCAGTAAAAAATCATTCGATTATAACAGGTGGTTGCATAACCTCAATGTTATTAAATGAAGAAATACATGACTTTGATATTTACTTTACTAATAAAGAAACCTGCTTGAAAGTCGCTAAATATTACGTTAATCAGTTTAATGAAACACACAAAGATACCAATGCGAGAGTTGAAGAAAAAGAAGAAAGAATAAAAGTGTTTATTCAATCAGCAGGTGTTGCAGGTGATGACGAATCAGAACCAGATTTAGTAGAATATGAAGATTATGACGAAATGCAAACCAATATAACACCAGATTCAGATTTAGAAAACATACCTCAAAAACCAAAATACAGACCTGTTTATTTATCAAGTAACGCTATTACTCTATCCGATAAAATTCAACTTATAATTAGGTTTTACGGTGAGCCGGATGTAATACATGAAAATTATGATTTTGTTCATTGCACAAATTACTGGACTAGCGTAAATAATAAATTAGTTTTAAGACAGGAAGCTTTAGAAGCTATATTAAACAAAGAATTAAAGTATGTTGGTAGCAAGTATCCTTTATGCTCCATTATAAGAACTAGAAAATTTATAAATAGGGGCTGGAAAATAAATGCTGGGCAGTATCTTAAAATGTGTATGCAACTTAATGAATTTAATTTAAAAGACATTAAAGTGTTAGAGGATCAATTAGTTGGGGTAGATAGTGGATATTTTGCAATGCTAATTAATGCTTTACAAAAGAAAAAAGAAAGTGATCCAAATTTTACAATAGAGAATGATTACGTAGTATCAATTATAGATAAAATATTTTAAATTAGGAGGGAGAGCTAATGACACCATATGAACAACTTATAAAACAAATAGAAGAAAGCTTCAACTACAGTAATGCAGACGCGGAGGAGTACGCTGAAAAGCTAAAAAACTTGTCTTTAGTAGCATTAGAAGAAATTGAAAGAGAATTTAAAAATGCTTAGAATAGGCGAAGTTATATTAGCTATATACAGCTTAGTAATACTTTTATCTTTTATAGGTGTAGATATTAGGCAACTAAAAAAGATTAAGGATACTGGATGGCTTACAGTAATATTTATACCTATAATAATATTCCTATTAAACATTATTTGGAGGTGTTAAAGATGGATAAAAACTGGTGTGCGTTATTAATAGCGATATTGAGAGAAAAACCATGCACCAGAGAACAAGCGGTAGAACTTTACGACAAAGGTACATTATTTAGGAATAAAAGACCTAAAGAGGAGGAATTTTAATGGCTAAACAATTTGTAGAAGGGAATAAATATGTTTTTAGTGCTAAAAAGTTTAAAAATAGTGTAGGAAAGAGGAATTATAGAGAAAGTAAGAGATGGAAAACCAAACTCAATGGTCAAGAAGTAACTATTAAATCAGCTAAGCGCGGAGAGTGCGGGTATTTTTTAATAGCCCACAATGGTGCAGGTGTATAGAAAATAATCAAGGCAGGCTATAACATGGAAGATTATTGCAAAGGGTGCATACATTTTGCATTGCAAAAAGTTATTTGCCAAACAGATAGGGGAGAACAAATTTTATATGAACCTAGCTGTATGGCAATTAGATGTAAAAGGGAGGTAAAAGAAGAATGGAAAACCAAGAAACTTTTAAAATAACAGACCTCAAAGGTGCTAGTTGGGCATTAAGAAAGATAAAAGAATGTAAGGAAAGTATTTAGAGAAAGAAGAACTAGCAAAAGTAGAAAAAGAAAGGATAGAAGAATGGCTTAATAATGAAACCAAGAACGACTTAGTCAGCATTGAATACTTTAATGGATTATTACTTCAATACTATAAAGAATTAAAGCAGAAAGACTCTAAGGCTAAAATAAGCACACCTTACGGAAAGGTTACAAGCAGAAAGAATAAAAAATGGAATTATGGTAATGAAGAAACACTATTAAAATATCTAAATTCTAACGGATATAAAAATCTAATTAGAACCAAACAGGAAATTAATAAAACAGATTTTAAAGAATCATTTTTAATAAAAGATGGAATTGTATTAGATAAAAATACAGGGGAGGTCATTCCAGAGATTAGCATTGTAGAAGAAGAAAATATAAATGTGAAAGTGGTGGAATAATGAATTTATATCAAAAGTTAATAGAAATACGAAAGGAAGTTATTAAGTTTTCAAAAGATACAGAAGGTCACGGATATAATTATGTAAGTGGAAGCCAAGCTATAGCCAAAATTAGAGAAAAAATGGATAGTTTAGGAGTGTTATTAATACCTAAGATAGGTGCTACTGATAATTATACATTTGATTATGTGACTTCTAAAGGTAAAGAATGTACGGATCATATAGTTAAAGGTGAAATGTTTTATGTATGGTTAAATGCAGAAAAGCCAGAAGAAACTTTAGAAATACCATGGAAACTTTATGGTGCTCAAGATGATATAAGCAAAGCTTACGGGAGTGGGCTTACTTATTCAGAAAGATACTTTATATTAAAATTTTTCCAAGCTCCTACAGACGAACTTGACCCAGATAAAAAGGATACAGCAGGAAGAAGAAGTAATAAAACAGGTTTAAGTGATGCACAAATAAATAGATTATTTGCGATAGCTAAGAGCGTAGGAATAGATAATAAAACAGTTAAAAGTCAAGTGTTTACTAAGTTTAAAACTACAGATATAGCCAAGCTTACCAAGTCACAATATGACCAAATATGCGAGGGTTATGAAAATATGAAGAAGTAGGAGGGTTAATATGTTAAGTTCAACCTTATATGCAGATAAAGAAACCCAATTAACTATGGATCAACAAGATGATAGATTTTGTTTAAAGCTAAGCCAAATATTTAACTATGACTTGAGCATAGTTGGACAAAGAGAAGTATTTGAAAAGCTAGTAGAGCTGATAGAAAAAAATCTATATGATGAAACAACAGCAAATGAAATATATGAAAAGCTAGTAGAGAAAGAATTATTACTAGAACAGGCAGAAAGTCAAATACAAAGCTTACAGGATAGAGTAGAGTTTTTGCAAAGATAAGGGGGATTATATGGGGAAGTAAAATGGAAAGTAAAATGGATAAAAATAGTTACAGATATATTTGATGACGAAAAAATACTACTAATAGAAAATATGCCAGAAGCAGACAGTATTATAGTGATTTGGTTTAAATTATTATGCTTAGCTGGAAAGATGAACAATAGTGGAGTGTTTATGTTAAATGAAAAAATAGCGTATACAGATGAAATGTTAGCAACAATTTTCCGTAGACCTTTAAACACTGTAAGACTTGCTATAAATACATTTGAACAATTCGGAATGATTGAAGTAATAGATAATGTTATAACTATTCCTAATTGGAGTAAACATCAAACCTTAGACCAATTAGAAGAAAGAAAAGAATATATGAGGGAATATATGAAAGGGTACAGAGAAAAGCAAAAATTATTAGCAGGAGGGAATAAAGTTCCTCAAGGTGGTTTACCTTTAAAAGATTGGAAAGATACAATTAATTATTTTAATAATGAATGTGCCTACTGTGGCAGTAAAAATTGTGAGTTAGAACAAGAACACGTAAGACCTTTTAGTAAAGGTGGGGATTATTCTAAAGGAAATATTGTACCTGCTTGCAGAAGTTGCAATGGTAGCAAAAATAACAAAGATATAGATGAATGGTACTTTAAACAGGATTTTTATGACGAAGAAAGATATAAAAAGATAGTAAACTTTTGTAAAGTTAACAACGTAAATTTACGTAAAGTTAACGTTAACTCCCTAGATATAGAAGAAGATAAAGATATAGATATAGAAGAAGATATAGATATAGATAATATAACTAAAGTTGTTAGTAGTAACAAGTTACAACCAATAATTGATAAATGGAACTCTTTAAATCTTAATAAATTAGTTTCTATAAACAATGGTACTAATAGATACAAACTAACTAATGCAAGGGTTAAAGAATATGGTTTAGAAACTGTATTAGAAGCTATAGACAATATAAAAGATTCAAGTTTCCTAAGAGGTCAAAATAAAAAAGGCTGGACAATAAAATATGATTGGTTTATAAAGCCTAACAACTTTATAAAAGTTTTAGAAAATAACTATATAGATGGGGAGGAAGTTAATGGAGGGACTAAACAGGATTCTAGCGGAAATAAGAAACAGGAATACGACTTCTCCAAGTACGAAGGATAATTATAAATGTTCTTTATGCAAAGACACAACTTTTGTACAAGGTGAAAAAGGATTGAAAAGATGTGAGTGTTATAAAAAAGATTTAAACTAAAAGAAGATGGGCGCATTTTGGTATAGACCCATCTAAAGTAAAACGAATAAGCGAATATGCAGACTATAGCGACATAACTAAAAGAGCCAAAGAAGTCGCTACAGACTATATAAGGGATTATACCACAATAAAAACAAAAGAGGAAAATAATTTAGCTTTTTTAGGACAACCAGGAAGTGGAAAAAGCCATCTAGCGATAGGAATAGGGGCAAACCTTATAAATAGTGGTGTATGTACTAATGTTGTTTATATGCCATATGAGGAAGCTATGAGAGAGTTAAAGGCTAACACTATGAATGAAAGTTACATGAAATTAACAAAGCGATATACAGAATGTGAGTTGCTTATAATAGATGATTTGTTTAAAGAAAAAATTAAGAATGGGAAATTGGTTGGAGAGTTAACAGAATCAGACATAAAACATATACAGCCTATAATTAATCAACGCTATCTTAATTGTAAGCCAACAATTTATAATAGTGAGCTTACACCGGAACTATTAATAAACTTAGATCAAGCCTTAGCAGGAAGGATTTTAGAAAAAAGTAATATAGTTATCTTTAAATATGGATTGGAGAATAACTACAGAATGAGAAAATTTGTTTAGGGGGATAAAGAATTATGTGTAAATGTATGGATGAATTAAGAGAAAGATTAAAGGAATTACCAAATAAAATGGATGGATGGAATGAAAGAAATATAAAAGAAGTTTTAATAGATAATAGTTGTATTTTATTTGATGTGAAAGCTAACCCAGAAAGATTTTATTCACCAGTGAAAATAAAATATGAAACAAAAGAATAAAAAAGGTGAATGGAAATTAAAGAAAACTACTGTAAATATACAATATAAATATTGTCCATTATGTGGGAAGCCATATGAAGGAGGTAAATAAGAATGAATAATATGACAGATGGTAAGAAAGATGGTTTAGCATTAGTTTATGTAAAAGATAGTGTAGCTTATCCAGTAGCATTGAGTAAAGAACAATTAGAAATGTTAGATATAACTATAGGAATGTGTTTAAGTGATGGTATGAAAGTTATTGGAGATAAGCCCATAGGAAAGGTTATTAAATTACTTAAAAAATAAGGGGGAATAAATGTGCTAAATAAAGAGCAAATAAAACAATGCAAAAGGATAATTGAATGCAACGGAATAGAATTACAAAAAATTTGTAGCAGTAGAAGAATTAGCAGAGTTACAGCAAGCTATTAGTAAATATCAGAGAGAGCCAACTATATTTAATATAGACCATATAGCTGAAGAAATAGCAGATGCCCATATAGTGTTGGAAGAATTAAAAATAATATTTGAGATAGATAAAGAAGAAATAGAAAATCGAATAAATTATAAGTTAGATAGAGAACTAAAAAGAATTAAATGTAGAGAATTATCAAAACAATAAATTATAAAAAGTTCGGAATATGAAATTATTGTGAAGAGGTGAGTTCATGACTAATGCAGAAAGAATAAGAGCCATGACAGATGAAGAATTGGCAGAATGGATTGATAAGCAAGTAAATGAGGATAGAGAAGATTGGGAGAGTTTAGGGTGTTATCGTTGTATGTATTACAGGACACACCACCAGCCAGAAGAATGTGAAAAATGTGAATGGAAAGATGGGATATTGGAATGGCTTAAGAAAGAGAACTAGTCGTAATACAAAAATTATATGAAGGAGAAATTAAATGAAAAGGCAATGTTCAAACTGTCGATTTTGGATTCCAACTATAGATAATGGTTTTTGTGAAAAGGAGATTTCTAAGCGTTGTGAATTTGATGATACTTGTAATAAGTATAAACCAAAATTATTTTTAGATAAAATTGGCATTGATAGTGTAGAGTTTGCAGGAATAAGCCTAACAATAGTGGTAATCGTTCTTATATTGTATGGTGCAGGTTTAATTTAATTTTCAAAAGTAGCAGTTATATGAGGTGATGTTTTGAAAAATAAAATTATAGATTTTAAAAATACAAAAGCAGTCCAAAACAGAAACTTAAAAAAAGAATATGAAGAATCATCAAATATGATTGATAATATGAATTGGATTATTAAACCTTAGAGGCGGATCTAATTGATAGTGTAGATATTATATTTAAATACAATAATGAAATACTTTACTATGGTACAAGTAATGATAAAACTAAAAATGAAATTAAGCAAGAATTATTATATAGTATTAAAAATTTATACGCAAAAGCAAATAATAAAATAATGCATAATCCAAAAATGAAATAATTGTGAACTATTAAGGAGGATAATATATGAGCAAATGGAATGTATCAGAACAAAGTATATATGATGAAAATGGGCAATTAATAATTGAAGCTTCAGAATGGTATATGAGAGAAGACTTACAAAAGATATGTGATGAACATAATGCGAATGAAATGTTTAAAGGAAATATTAAGTTATCACAAAAAGTGAAAAATCTACTTCAAACAAATGAAAAGGAATTAGCGAAATGGGTTGAAAGATGTGCATGGCACTGTAGTAAAGTTACAGAATTAAATGAAGCACTTAAATGGATAAAAGAGCAATATGATAACGACTTTATGGAAGATGAATTAAATAATTTAGAGCCACGAGATAAGGCGATCTATAGTATATTAAAAAGAAAAAATTATTTAATTAAACAGTACGTATTTCAAAGATGAGGAGGCTATTGTATGAGTAAAAGAAAGGTTTTAAGAGCTGTAAATTGTAGTTTAAATGCAAATGGAACTATTGTGTATTTAGATGACTATGAAACTAGAGAAGATGCAGAAAAAGCTTTAACAGAACTTGTATTAGAATATTTTGATTTTGGAATAGAAGAGGATGAGGAATAGCCACAATTCAAATAGTAGATCCAGGAATGAAATAATTACGAATTAATAAGGGGCGTGAACGAATGGCAGGTTTTAAAAACAGGGAAGAACTTCAAGATTTATTATTGGATGAAACGAAAGAAGTTATTGAGGAAGTTATATATGGAACAGGTTTAGAAGATATGAATATGAGCGAAGCAAGAAATAAATTAATTACTTTACACAATAAAATTTATAATTATAGAAAATTAAATCCTAAAGAAAATTAGTTCCAGGAATGAAATAAAGGCGTATCAAATTAAGGGAGGAAATAATTATATGAAAAAGTTATTTGTACAGTGCAATGATGGAAGTAAAACAACTTACACTATAAAAAACAATGTAGATCATATGCAATATGTAAATAGGCATATTAATTGCAGTTATGTGGAACCTATCATTTTACAACAATATCCTAAGAAAGACAATGAGCCAATAATATATAAATAAAGGAGATATATAAAGTGAATAGATATCAAAAGAAAATTGCTAAAAGAGCAAAATTAATAAAAAAGCAAACTGGATTCCCTTGGAGTGCTTGTAAAGGGATAGCTAAATATAGAGCACTATATGATTATTTTAGAATATGTGGTTAATATCACAATCCAAAGATATTAAGTACCTATAGGTATATATCTAGGCACTTTTATACCTATAGTGTACTAGGGTAATAAAACGGTAATACAATACGGGGTGATGGGATGAAAGAATGTGTAATATGTGGTCGACCTAACTCGGAAGAACATCATGTAATTTATAGGTCAGAATGTAGAGCATTAATTAAATGTAGAAAGAACTTAGTTTATTTATGTGCGGACCATCATAGGGGCTTTACGGACCACACGGAAAATGCGGAAAAGAATTAAATAGAAAATTAAAGTTAGAATTTCAAAATTGGTTAGAAGAAACCTTCAATAAAGACTTTTATAGCATAGAAGAAATAAAGGGCAAGCTAGGAATATCTACAAATGCAGTTAAAAGCTTATCTAAGTTAATAAGACAGAAGAATAGTGTATTTGATAGAGAAGATATAATAATCGCTTGTATGGGAGGAAAGAGAATTTTATAAGGGGGAATTAAGTTGAGTAATAAAGAAAGAGCAGAAAAAACTTATATATTGCTTCAGCAAAGAAAAAGAGAAAAGTTAAGAAAGAAAAGAATATGATTATTATTCTTTAAAGCTAGACAGTATGTCTAAAATGGTTAAAAAGTATTCTAATGGAAAAGGGATGGGCAATTTTGAAGATAGTTATACCTGGGGAACTTCCGGACTTAAACAAAATAATAGATGTAGCTAAAAAGCACTATATGCAATATAGCAATTTAAAGAAAACAAATACGGACCTAGTAGCATTTATAGCAAAAGGAAAAAGAAAGTTTAAAAGAATAGATTTAGATATTACATGGTATTGCAAAAATAAAAGAAAAGATAAAGACAATATAGCAGCAGGGATTAAATTCATATTAGATGGTTTAGTTAAAGCAGGAATTATAAAAAATGATGGTTGGAAAGAAATAAATAATTTTACACATAAATTTGAAGTAGATAAAGAAAATCCAAGGATTGAAGTAGAGATAATGGAGGCGTAGAAATGAGAGAAGTTAAATTTAGAGCATGGGATAAAAAAGGCTAAAAAAATGAGGACTGTAGAAAGTATAGGATTTGGAGAATTGTGTTATTACAATGAAGGTTATCCTGTAGTTAATATGATAGGTAGAGATTGTATTAATGATACAGATATTATAATTCATAGAGATTCATATCAACATGAACTAATGCAATATACAGGGCTTAGAGATAAAGCAGGAAAAGAACTGTATGAGGGAGATATAATAAAAACATTTTGCGGTGAATTAAGAATAATAAAATATTTAGAGGAATATGGAGCGTTTAAAGCAATTCATATTAAATATAAAGAAGGGATTGTAACAGATTTAAAAAACTTAGAATTCGAGATTATAGGAAATATATACAAAAATTCCGAGTTAGTAGGTGATTAAATGGAACTACAGAAGCTAACAAAAGCTATATGGGACACTAGTAGAAGAATAGAGGACGGTGTTAATACTTTGGCTAAGAAAGCGAAAGAGTATGCAGAAGCTGAAAAGGAATATAGGTTAGCACTGGGTAAAGAAATTTTAATACTAAGAGACCAGAAAGTACAAGCTACTTTGATACCAGATATAGCACGAGGGAATACGGCAGAATTAAAGTTTAAAAGGGATTTAGCAGAAGCAACTTATAAGACATGTAAGGAAATGTTGCAAGGATTACAAGCAGAATTGAGTGGTTACCAGAGCATTTTAAGAATCCAGCAAGATATTTAAGGGGGTAAATATGGAAATAGGGATTTTAAGAGCTACTACTATACCATACGATAAATTTAAAGAAAAGATTAGATTAACACAAAAGTATGAGAAAGATTACAAAATAGAAGTTATAGATGGATTTTTATGTATGGTTAGGAGGAATTAATATGGGAAGAAAAAGGAAACCAGTGGATTGGAAAGCATATGAAAAGCTTAAAGAAAAAAAGTTAACAGATTTACAGATAGCAATTCGTATGAAAATGTCACAAGGCCAGTTAGCGAAACAAAAAAAGATTAGGCGAGAAGGCGGTGTTCCTTATGATTTGCGCGATAGCCTATAGTATAATTATTATAGGGATTACAATAGGTTTAGCAGTTAAAAAAGTAAAGAAAGAACCTAGAATAATATGCGGATATAACTGCAAGACCTGCAAGGAAAAAGATGTGTGTGGCATAAGGGGGAAACATGAAAATTTTAAATAAAATATCTGATTATATCTGGACAGGGGTTAATATTAATTTTATAGTTTTAGTCATTAAAATAAGATTTGCCATAACTAAAATATATAGTTGGAAAGTAAGTATATTTACAGATTTAATATGTTTTATATTAATAGGAATAGCATTTAGATTGCTAGTAAAACAGTTAATAAAAATAACTTATGAAGTCGGGAGTGAATAAAATGAATTTTATAAGCATAGAAGAATTTTTAAAACAATCTAAAAAAGTACAAAGTGTTCTATTGGAATGGTGGAATAGTATACCCAAGAATAAAAGAATTTATGATTTAGCAACATATAAAGATAAGAAAATGGTTGAAATAGTATGGTTTTATCCATCTAAAACATGGAAAGATTTAATACCGCTTTTACAAATGCATCAATTAATACAATTTATTGAAGATAAAACAAATACAAAATACGATATTATCTATTCAAAGGGAAAAATCAATTTATTAATTTTTATAATATGAACGTAGATGAAGATAAACCAATATATAAAATTAATGAACATAATTTATTACAAGCTTTGTGGGAAGTGACAATTAAAATAGCAGAGGAGGCGTTGAATGAATAAAGAAAACCTTTAAAAAGACAGAAAGAATGTTATATGTTTATTATAGAAATCTAAAGGAAATAGAAAAACTTAGTTATATGTGTTGTAGATTAGAACAACAAAAAGAAAAAATTAAAAGAGATATAGAGGAAACCAATATAGACCTAGAAGAAGAAAGCATATCGATAAGCTATTCAGAGAGAGTCCAAACCTCAAGCGTTACAAGCCATTGCGATCGTGAAATAGAAAGACAAATTACCAAATTGGAAAATGAGTGGAAGTTAATAAGAAAAAAGATATTAAAGAATAGAGCTAAAATAAGGCAATTAGAAAGAGAGATAGCTTCTATTAATTATAACATTAGTATGTTAAGTGAGGAAGCTAAAGAGTTTGTAAAGCTTAAATATAAAGAGCATAGAAGTGTACCATGTATAGCTGAAATGATGTATGCAGGTGCTAGAGCAACAGCGTATAGAAAGAGAGAAGAAATTTTAGAGAATATCAATCATTTTGATAAAGTTATTAGTTAATTAGGTTATATTAAGTACAACAAAATAGGTGTAGAAACAAAACTTCTACACCTAAACTGTACTAGAGTATTAGAAAAGTAATACATGGAGGTTTAGTATGTTTGAAAAGGTGTTAGACAATTTATACTGGTGGTTTTGTGAATCTCCTACTATAGATAAATTAGAAAGCTGGCTAGTAAACAATAGGTTTGAAACATTAAGTAAATTAGGAATGAAATTTTTTGGTATAGAATGGGAGATTAAATTTAAAGGGGAGAATGATATGGAGTTTAAATTTGAGGATTTTAAAACTAAAAAAATAGCTATACATTGTAACACTAAAGAAAAAAGCTATAATTTTTTAAAAAAAAATGCAGACAACACAATATAAGATGGAATAATGGCGAAAAAATAATTGAAAATGATTGTACAAAATTTGGAGTTTATAAAGAGGATACTTGTTATTCAATTTTAGATGGGTTGGTATTTGATACTATAGATAATTATGAAGGATATAAAATTATGGAATGGGAAATAGAAAAAGGAGAAAATGGAATGGATATAGATATTACACCAGCTGCGGAAAAAGCAGAAAACATGCTTAATGATTTAACAACTAATAAAATAGATTATGATAGAGAATATAATATTATGGAAATTATGGAGTTTCCAGAAGGTACTGAATTTACTTTAGATGATAGATACATTTGTAAAGTTAAAAATGAAGAATTAAGATTAAAAGATGGTACTGGAAATTGGATTCTTGAATATTTAAGAAAAAGAATAATAAACGCTAAATTTAAATTAGTTAAAAAAGATAAAAAAGTAAGTTTTAGTGAAGCTATACAAGCATATGGGAAAACAGTTTATTGTATTTGGAGAGATAAAAATGACAAAATGCTTAAAACATTTTATGAGATAAAAAGTAATGTATCAGAAATTTTTGATACTAATGATAGTGCTATGTGTTCAGAAGAAATATTAAACGGTGGATGGTATATAAAGGAGGATTAATTATGAAAATATGGGACATTTTAAAAGAAGAAAATGTTAATAAATATTATAAGATTATAGATAATCATACTTTTAGAAAATATTTAAATGGTTGTATAGTAAAAGTTGATAAAAGTCTACATGGTTTTATGGGATTGTTTAATGATTCGGGACTTGCTATACAAATATTAACAACAAATTTACTTTATTTAGATTTTGAGGAAGTTGAAAATGAGAATAATGTGTATAAATAATAAGGCTACTATACCAAGATTAGAATTTAAAAAAGAATATGAAATAATTAAAGAAACAGATATAAGTTATTATGTGAATACTGGGATAGGTATTTTGCCATATGCTAAAATTAGATTTTAAAAAATAATTTGAATTGCATGGTATATAAAGGAGGATTAAATGTTTAATACATTGAATAGATTTAAAATGATAAATATTATAGAAAAATTAACTAAAGAATCTGGAAGGCTTTTATATAAAGAAAAGAAGTATAAAGAAGCAGGAGAACTAGTGAAAATAACAAAAGAATTGGTAGAATTTTATGATAAAAATTATGGAGTGATTAAATGAATAAGAAAACAGAGTTACAAAAATCTTGGGAGGAATTTATACTAGCAGTGGCAGAGGAGCTTAGAATTATAAAACTTTTAAATTGGATAACAAAGAAAAATGTGAGAAGAAAATGAGAACTTTTTGAGAACATTTATAATATATAAGATGTTATAATAGTAGTATAGAAAAAGGGTTTTATCGTACAAATTAAAAAAGGTAACTGCAATGCGACCTTAACTGGTCGCTCCTATTTATGGAGGTATAAGCCTAATGGTAAGGCAGCAGTTTGCTAAACTGTGAGTAGTCGGTATTTCATATTGATGTGCAGGTTCAAGTCCTGTTACCTCCGCCAATACCGAAAGGTAAATAAAAATTTAAAGTAACTATTGTGTATGTACTAAAAGGCACTTAGATTAATTTCTAGGTGTCTTTTTACTTACCTAAAATTAGTTTAGGAGATTATATTCATAAGAAAGTTATAAAAGCAATGAATCCTTCAATACGTTGGGAAAAATAATGAAGAATTCATTGCTTTTAATTTTTAAATAAGTAACAATAAGATACCGCAAAAATTATAGTGAAAATTGTAGCAAACATTATAAATGGAAATTCTTTTCTTTGCATCAATGCGTTAAATTGAATATTTGTTGCTATGTTCGGAATATTTATTGTTATGTTTACTATATAGGCTATTGTTATTTTAATATTGGTACTTATTTTTTTCTTTTGTTCCTTTTTTATTTTTCTTTTTGTTTCCCTTTTTTTGATTTTTCAATTTTTCTTTCATTGTATTTACCTCCAAAAAATTTAATGGTGGGTAGCCAAAAATAAATCCGTTACTTTGGTACCCGCGGCGTATACAAGAATCAAAAAATCAAAAGAAGGGTAGCTGCTAAATGATAGTGCAGAATTTAAATGATAGTACTAGCAGCATATTATTACTATCATTATTTACATTTAGCTCAACTCCTTTTAAATAAAATCTTCTTTTTAATTAATTTTAATTAGTTTTTTGTAAAATAAAATTAATTAAAATTTCCCAACGCAATAATATTATAACATTAATTCCATATAAATGACATTATTTTTACAAAGAAAGGAACAAATACAATGGCTCTTAAGAAGATATGCCCAATGTGCGGAACAATAATGTCGTATGATTCCGAAGATTGTAATAATAAATGTAAAGAGAAAAGAAATAAGTTAAGAAATCAACAATATGATCTATACAACAGGATAAGGAAAGTACAAAGATATATAAATCTAAACAGTGGGGAAAGTTAACACAGCAATGTAAAAGTAGATTCAATGGATTAGATATATATCAACTATATAAGTATAACAAGATAGTTAAAGGCGAGTTATCTCATCATATAAAAGAAGTTAAGGAAGATAAGAACAGAGTATATGACATAAGTAATTTAATGTATGTTAGCAATAAAAGTCATGCAGAAATACATACAGCTTATAAGAAAAGTAAAGAGGATAAGTTAGCTATGCAAGCTTATTTATTTAAGATAGTACAAAGATATAAGGAAGAATATAAATAGAGGTGATTAGATGTATATATATGAGTACATGAATTATGAAGAACATCCATATCAAAGTGCTATTGCTGTAGCTGATAATGAAGAGGAAGCATTAGATATAATTATTAAGGCAACAGATGATAATTATGGGTGGGAATTAGAAGGCAAGCACGAATATAAAAAAGGAATAATAACTTGGGGCGATGCAGATTGCTAAGTAAAATATAGGAGGTTGATAATAAATGCCAGAAGTAACACCAGCTAATTTCCCAAGACCAAAACCACCAGGCCAAGGAAGGAATACATTAGTAAGCAAACAGGAAGCAATAAATATATATCATAAAGCTTGTATAGATTATGTAAATGAAAAGATAAAACATTCATGCAAGAATAGAATAACAACAGTAGATTTAGAAGTTAAATATCTATATAGTGAATTAATGGAAGAGTTAAACAAAGAATATAGGTTTTTATGTAGTACAGACAACTATGTAACATTTAGGATAGTATAGAGAAAGAGGTGAGAACAGTGGACTATGACCAAAGATATAACCAAGCATTAGGTTATATGCTAGACCTGTACACAGATAACCATACAGTAGATTGTATAACAACAGAACAGTTTAAAGAATTGTTTGATATGTTTATAGATAGCAGAAAGGATATAGATAGTATGCTATACGACAATGAACCAAGAGGAGAGATAGTATCATTACCTTATGGTAACTTTATAATGGACAGCAAAGGTTTGATAGGAAAAAGAACAGATGTAATAGTATAAGAGTAACACTAAGTAATATGTAAGGAGTGATAATATGTTAGTAGAGATAGTAAGTAATGGTATAAATACAAGTGTCAAGATAGATGGCGTAGAACATAAGCTTGTTAAGTCTATTAAGTTTGAACATAATGCGAATGAAGTAGCGACACTTGATGTTAGTTCCTTTGTAAGCGAATAGTTATAGGTTATACATAGTAATGTTCGTTACATGTAAGTACATTGTATAAGAATTAAAATATAAATACTCGATAAAATTTGAAAAAATATTAATTATTTTAAATTATTTTTTATTTTTGTTCGTGATTTTAAAAGGGTAGGGGTATGAAAAAAGTTTTGACCTTTGTCAGCGTGACCGCATCCCCCATCACGTAAGAAAAAATATTGATTTTCTAATAGGGGTGGTTTAGAAAAGAGGTGGAAAGATGGAAGAAAATAATAAAATACCAAAAGCACCAAGTTTTTAAATAAAGAAGCTAAAGATAAATATTATAATATAGCTGAAATGTTAGTGGAAGAAGGAAAGTGGAAAAATGGTGATGATATAGCGTTAATTGCTTTATGTTCTAATTACCAACGTTGGGTACAAGCCGAAAAAGCTATAAAGGCTAACAAAGATTTATGTTTTGAAACCGAAAGTGGATATAGGCAACAGATACCGGAAATATCCATAGCCAATAACGCTATGAAAAGTATGTTAAGTTTTATAAAAGAATTTAGTTTAACACCTAGAGAAAGAGTTAAACTAAAAGAAATGATGTTGCAAAACAGTAATGAAGATGAAGAAATGGAGGATATGATTGTTAAATAAAAGGGGTGAAAGATTATGCATGTAAAAGAAATATTAGAACAACATAAAAAAGAACAAACTATGTATAATCTTGATGACCTTATAGAAGAATTAAAAAGCAAGTGGAATGATGATAAATACTTTTATGATGAAGAAGAAGCAAGAAGGTTTTATAAATTTATAACCAAATTGGAATTGGACAAAGGTAAAAAGGGGCAAAAGATTAATCCTTTAAAGTTTCAGTTTGGGATCACAAGCGAGATATTATGTGTTAAAGAACGAGAAACAGGGTTTAGGAAACATAGAGAAGCTTTATTAGATATTAGTCGTAAAAATGGCAAGGGAAGCCTTGTAAGTTGGATAGCTGTATATCTATACTTTACAGATTCTACTTATGGAGCAGAATATATAATAGTTGCAAATGATATTAAGCAAGCTAAAAATTTGTTCAATACTATGATGTTAATGATAAAGAAAAATAAAACACTTAAAAAGTATGTTAAGATAACTGAAAGTATGCGACAGATGTATAGAAAGTCTACTAACTCTTATTTAAGGGTATTGGCTAATGATGGGTCAAACCTAGATAGCTACGCTTCTTATGTAGTTATACTTGATGAAGTACACGAATACAAAAATAGTGATGCTTATACTAAATTGAGAACAGGAATGGGGCTTTGGGATAGTCCCTTATTATTTGCCACGACAACAGCTTCAAGCGGACAAGACCCGCAAAATTTAGAATTGGAATTATATAATTATGCTAAAGATATTGAAAAGGGTAAATTTAAAGACGATAAATTTTACTACGCTATATATGAAGCTGAAAAAGATTGTGATTTAATGGATATAAAACAACAAATTAAATCTAATCCAGCACTAGGAATATTTCGTAAATATGATGATTTAAAAGACTTTATGATTAAGGCTAGTAGGATAAAAACTTTTGAAGCTAAAGCAAGAAGATTGTATTTAAATCAACACGTTGCCTTAGATGGGGAAAATGCAATTAATATGAGGTTATGGAAAGAATGTTTACAAGATATTGACTTGAATGATTTAAAGGGTTCTACATGTTGGTGTGGCTTAGATATGGCATACATACAGGATATAATAGCTTATGTACAATGCTTTTATAATGAAAAAGAAGATAAATACATTATATATCCTCACTTGTTTACTCCTAAAGGAACTCTTATAGATAGAAGTGAAAGAGATAACGTAAGGTATGACACGTGGGTTGGAAATAAAGATTTAATAGGCTTGAATGGTACATATGTAGATAATGAGGAACTGTTTAATTACATAGATCATATAAATTCTAAATATGCTTTTGATATAGACGAAATTGTATTCGATAGATGGGGTGCTGGAGATATAAGAAGTAGATTAGAAAAACATTATACAGTAGCACCTTTTGGGCAGGGTTATAAATCAATGTCTCCTGTTATTAGAGATTTTGAAATTATGTTGCTAGATAAAAGGTTAATAATAGCTAATAATCCAGTTTTAACATGGATGGCTAGTAATGTTATAGCAACAGAAGACCCAGCAGGAAATATTAAATATGATAAATCTAAATGTAAAAATAAAATAGATGGGGTTATAGCTATGCTGATGGCTTTAGGTAGAGCAATATTTAATACAAAGCAGACAGTTAAAGCGAACAAGTATGCCACAGAGGAATATATTAATAAGCTGTATGGCGGTGATAAAGATTGAAAAAAATAAAATTAACATTAAAAAATATAATACAAGTATTAAGCAAGAATATACCAGAGATAATGTTTCTTTTAGGTATATTTTTTATTGTATTTAGCACTTTTTTAATAAATAAAATAGCTGGAATGTATGTTTTAGGTGCTATTTTAACAATATTAGGGATATTATTCGCCAGACATGAGAGGAGGTGAATAAGTGGGCTTTTAAATAAAATAGTGAACAATACAACTGTATCTTTACAAGATAAAGAGTTTTTACAGATGTTAGGTATAAATGTAGATGGTATAGACCTAGTAAGATAGGGGAAATAACATACTTTACTTGTTTACGAATACTATCCGAAACAATATCTAAATTACCTTTGAAAATCTATAAAGAAACTGCAAACGGGAACGAAAAACAGATGCATTATTTAAATTCTATATTGAGGTTAAAGCCTAATCCATATTATAGTGCAAATACCTTTTGGAGTTGTGTTGAATTTGCACGTAACCATTATGGGAATGCTTTTGTATACATAGAAAAAGAAAGAAATGGAAAGGTAAAATACCTTTGGATACTACCCAATAACTATGTACAAATTTATATGGATGATAAAGGATTATTTGGACGTGAAAATGCTTTATGGTATGTTTACACAGATCCCAAAACCACCAGAAGATATACAATGCAACAAGATGAAGTTTTACATTTTAAAAGCTGGATCACACAAAACGGGGAAGGTATTGTTGGCTTATCTGTAAGAGATATATTATCCTCTTATATTACAAGGGACAATATTCCAATAAATTTTTAAATGAATTAACTAAAAATGGAATGGTTACAGATAAAATAATTATTCAATACACAGGTGATTTAAATACTAAAGCGGAAGATTTACTAGTTGAAAAGTTAGAAAGTTTTAGTAGTAAAAGCTCTGGCAAATTTATACCCTTACCTTTAGGTATGACAGCTAGTAATATAAGTTCCAAATTAACAGATAGTCAATTTTTAGAATTAAATAAATACAATGCATTACAAATAGCTGGGGCGTTTGGTATAAAACCTCAATTCTTGAACGACTATGACAAAGGTAACTATGCAAATGTAGAACTACAACAGGAAAGTATGTACAAAGATACTTTACTCCCTATATTAAGCCAATATGAACAAGAATTAGCAATAAAGCTATTTAATAATAGAGAAAAGCAGGATAATTTTTATTTTAATTTTAATGTAGATGCTATTTTAAGAAGTTCTTTTAAAGCTAGATTAGACGCTTATGCAGTAGCTGTAAATAATTCGATAATGACACCTAATGAGTGCCGTGACAAAGAAAATCTACCAAGAAAAGAAGGTGGAGATGAATTAGTCGGTAATGGTAATTATATGCCAATGAAAATGGCAGGTGTACAATGGAAAGGAGGTGAAGAAGAATAGTGAAAATTAACGTTAAAGGTACAATTATAAGCAATGACGATAAAATGGTTTACGATTGGTTTGAAATGGATTCTACTTGTCCTAGGGATATAGAAAAAGCATTAAGTGAGGCTAAGAAAAATGAAGAAATAGAAGTTATAATAAATAGTGGTGGTGGAAGTGTGTTCGCGGGTAGCGAAATATATTCCTTATTAAAAGAATATAAAGGAAAAATAACAGGTAAAATAGTTGGGTTAGCTGCTAGTGCTACAAGTGTAATAGCTATGGGATGTGATATTTTAAAAATTTCTCCTACAGCACAATTAATGATACATAGAGCCAGTATGATAAGTGCTGGGAATAGTGAGGATTTTGCAAAAGGTGCTGAAGTATTAGAAGGAATAGACAAAAGTATAGCTAATGCTTACATACTTAAAACAGGTCTTAAACAAGATGAATTATTAGACATGATGTCTAAAGAAACATGGTTAGATGCTAAAACAGCTAAAAGAAAAAGGTTTGCAGATGAAATACTATTTGATGAAGATAACAAAATAGTGGCTAGTTTTAACAGTGGAGTGATACCACCACAAATAATAAATAAACTAAGAAATGAGTTTAAAAATAATAAAAGAAGAAAAACAAAATAAAATGAAAAAGAATTAGAAATTGCGAAAGCAAAGTTAAATTTACAGCTTAACCTATAGGCTGTTTTTTTATTGCAAAAAATTTAAAAAGGAGTGTATTTAATGAAATTATCAGATGAATTAAAACAAGAATTAGAACAATTACAGAATGAAGCAAAACAACTAATGAATAAAGATGGAGTTACAGCAGAAGAAATAACAAATAAATCTAAAGATATAGATACATTAAAAAGCAAAAATCAAAAATGCAAGAAAAAATAGAAGAAAGAAGAAAGACAAGAAATAGAGGATAAAATAAATGCTGGTATAGCTAAAGAATTAGGAAAGGATGGAAGTATGGAAGAAACAAAAAATAAACAAGAGTTATACAAAGAAGGTTTTTACAATGCTTTAAGAGGTAAGAGAGTTACAGAAGAACAGGCAACAGTATTAAAAGAATTCAATAATGCTTTATCTTCAAATACTGGTGAAGATGGTGGTTATACAATTCCAGTAGATCAGCAAACAGCTATAAAGGAATTAAAAAGAGAGTTTAAATCCTTAGAAACATTGGTTAATATTGAGCCAGTAACAACACCTAAAGGTAATAGAAACATAGAAAAAGACGCGGAGTATACTCCATTTGCAGAATTTGAAGAAGGGGAAGATGTACCAACTACAGATAGCCCACAATTTGTTAATATATCTTATGTAATAAAAGATAGAGGAGGTATTTTGCCAGTACCAAATAACCTATTAGCTGATAATACTGCAAACTTAGCAAGTTATTTAAATAGATGGTTAGCAAAGAAACAAATTGCGACTAGAAATAAGTTAATAGTAGACTTATTAACCACTAAAGCTAAAACAGCAATAGCGAATGTAGATGATTTAAAAACAATAACTAATATAACACTAGACCCTACAATATCAGCCATGAGTGTTGTTGTAACTAATCAAACTGGATTTAATTGGTTAGATACTTTAAAGGATAGTGAAGGTAATTATTTATTGCAAAAAGACCCAACAATGCCAACTAGAAAATTATTATTTGGAATACATCCAGTAGAAGTATTTTCTAATAAAACATTGAAAAATGACACTACAAGTGGTACAAAAGCACCTATTATAATAGGCTCACTAAAAGAAGCTATTACACTATTTGATAGAGAAGCTATGTCTTTATTATCTACTAATATTGGCGGGGATGCTTTTAAGAAAAACAGAACTGATATAAGAGCTATAACAAGAGAAGATATTAAACTAGTTGATTCAGATGCGTTTGTATATGGTCAAGTTGCTATAGCATAGGATGTGATTAAATGAAGGTTAAAGCTATAATAGAATGTACTGGAGAAGGATATAAAGATTTTCATATCGGAGAAATAAGAGATTTACCAAAGCAATTAGCTAATAAGTTAATTGCTTTTTCTTATGTAGAAGAAGTTAAAAAAGGTGATAAGTAATGGATATTTTAACGCTAATAGAAGCGAAAGAGTTTTTAAGAATTGATTATGACGACGAGGACAATTTTTTGCAACTATGCATACAAAATGCAGAAGAATATCTAAAAAGTGCTGTAGATGAATACGAAGATAAGATACAAAAAGATAAATTTAAAATAAAAGCTAGATTATTCATGCTGATGTTAATACAAGATATGTTTGATAATAGAATATTGAATACGTTGGATAATGAGAAATACAAATATATAGCTAAATCTATGTTAATGCAAATGAACTTTGATTTGTAATAAAATATTTAAAAATAGAATTAATAAAACATATAAATACATGAATACATAAAAAGTATTTTTAAAATTTTTAACAGAGGTGGGCTATGGAAACAAGGGAATATAACACCCATTGGAGTTATGGGGAATGATTGACAAGACGAATGAATTAGACGAAACAACAAGAGATCCAGGCAAAATAAAAGATGTTTGGTGTAAGGTTATACCCACAAGTGGGAGTGTTAGCACTATACAAAATACAGATATAGAACTTTCTACCGTAACACATAAAATAAGATGTAGAAAATTAAGTATAAAAGAGCCACAAAAGGATATGTACTTTAAAGATAAGGAAAACAATAAGTACGAGGTACAATATTTTCAAAGAGATTTTAAAGAAAATAAATTTATAGAATTCTTGACTAAAATATTATATGAATAGAGGTGCTAAATGGGTGAATTTGAATTGAGAGAATGGGAGAAAGAACAATTAGTGCAAAAATATAATGAGTTGAAAGAAGAACATGAGGGTATAAAAAGGCAATTAGATGAAGCGGGTACATTAATAGAACAACTGCATAAAATAAAAGCTGAATGTTTTGAAAAAATGCAAGGTATAAGAAAAAGTACTCTTAGAAAAGTATAATTATCCGGTGGTGTAATTATGGCTAATGGATTTGATACTAAACAATTAGATAAATATAGCAAACAATTATTAAATACAGCTAAAAATGAATACCCTAAGAAAACCAAAGCATTTTTAAGGAAAGAAGTTAGAAAATTAAATAAGAGCAATAAAAGCACATTTGCATCAAAAGGGATAGGAGAGTATAGAGGTAATTTAAAGAAAGGTTTTAAAACAGGAAAATTATATAAATATCAAGGAAAAGAATTAGCTATAAGGGCTTACAACTCTAGTCCTCATGCTCATTTATTAAATGATGGATGGATGCATAAGGCTAAAGATGGATCAGAAAAATTTATCCCTGGATTTCATTTTATTGAAGATTCCGCAAAAGCTTTTAACGGAGAATACTATGAAGATATAGACAAATTTTTGGATGAAATTTTTGACTAGATATGGTATTATTTTCTTGAGGTGATGACATGGGGTTGTTAGATGGAATGTTTGAAGTAAGAAAGGATATAACAAAAGTAGAAGGATATTATCAAGGTGGATATGCTAATTTTGGTACAAAGGGTAATATGGCTGTACAAATAGAAAAAAATAAACTGGTATTGAAACAATTTTGGAAAAAAAGATATGAGTTGGATTTAAAAGATATAAAAGATGTGCAATTCAAAACTGAAGAAGAAATAACAAAGGATGTAACACTAACAAGACTTTTAGTCCTCGGTATATTTGCATTGGGAGTAAAGAAAAAAAAGAAAAAAAAGAAAGATGCTTTTTAATAATAACAACAGAGGAAGAAGGGTTTACAAATGACATTATACTGGAAATGAATGCATTGGAAGGTATAGGCTCGGTAATAACACAAGGGTTTGTTAAAACCCTAAGAAAAGAAGTAATAAAATATAGAGATTAAGAATATGCAATGCATATTCTTTTTTTATTTGGAGGGGATTATAAATTGTAACATTAAAAGAAATAAATAAGGCTATAGTACAACAGGTTAAAGAAGGTTTTAAGGATACAGCTTATAAAGATATTCAATTTTTATCTACAGATATAAGAGAAAAGATTACAAGACCTTCTTTTTATGTGGATTTTACAGAAAACAAAACAAGCTTATTAAACGGAGAAGCCAGTCAAAGGAATTTTGATGTTAGGCTTTTTATTTTGTAAAAATCAAGCATCAAATAAGATTGAATTACTAGAAATGCAAGACTTATTAAGTCTTATATTCCAAAATGGGATTAAGGTTTATGACGATTATTACATAGCTGTAAATGAGTGTGAATTTGATTCTAGAGGAGAAGAAGGTTTGTTAATAACAACATTAAGTGACTTATATAGTCTAAGCGAAAAAGAACAAACCGGAGAACCTCTGGAAGAATTGGAAATGGAAAGGTGGTAAATAAATGAATACATTACCAGATATAAATATTTTATTTAAACAAAGAGCAGCAACTTTCACTCAAAGGGGTGGAGTTGCTATTTTATTGTTAAAGGACGATACAGATAAAAATTTCAATACAGCAGAATACAAAACATTAACAGATCTAGAACTAGACGAAGCTAAATATACACCAACCAACTTACAGTACATAAAGGATACTTTATTAGGAAAGCCAAGCAAGGTCGTAGTCGTAAGGGTGGATGTAGAAAAAGAAGTTACAGATGCCTTGAATATAGTTAAAAATCTATATTCAACCGGATGGGTAAGTCTAGTATCAGAAACTAAAACCGATTATGATACTTTAGTTTCTTGGATAAAGACTAGAAGGGATACAGATAAAAAGACTTTTAAAGCCATAGTTTTTTATCCTACAACACCACCAGATTACGAGGGAGTTGTAGTACTAGGAAATGAAAAAGTAATTTTTAAGGACAACACTAGAGGGGAAAAAGCAGGGTATGAGTTTCTACCTACTCTATTAGGATACATAGCATCTGCTGGGGTAGATACTGGAACGACTTATATGGCTATGGAAAATTTAAAAACTGTTTCAGAACCTGCAAGTACTAATCAAGAAATTCAAGCTGGAAAGCTGATTTTGATAAATGACGAGAACATAGTAAAAATTGGATTAGGAGTTAATTCTCTAACTACATTTACCCAAGATAAAGAAGATTTTTCTTTAATTGAAGTCATAGAAACAATGGATTTGATTAAAGACGATATAAGGAAAACTTTTAAAAATAATTATATAGGTAAATTTAAAAACAAACTGGATAATCAGATGTTATTTGTAAGTGCCGTTAATACTTATTTTAGTAATCTGGCCGCAAGAGATGTACTAGACAGTTCCTATAATAATGAAAGCTTCATAGATGTAGAAGCGCAAAGAAAAGCTTGGGTGGATAGTGGAAAGCCAGAAGCTAAAGAATGGGACGATACAACAGTTAAAAATACCACTTTCAAAAGAAAATTATTTTTAGGTGCAAATATAAAGATATTAACTAGTATGACAGATTTAACACTAGTTATCACAATGGAATAGGAGGGGTTTAATGTCTAAAGGGAATGAAGTTATAAGTGGAAACGAAGGTAGAGTGTGGATCAACACTGAACTATGGGGGAATCTATCTAGTATAGAAGCCAAGTGTAGCTTAGAAACAGAGGATATACGATTCGTTGGTGATGCTAACAAATACACTAAAATTACAGGTAATAGTATAGAAGGTACTATTACAATCAAAAAAACGGATTCAAGAGCGCAGAGACTTTTAGCGGAAGGGTTTAGAACCTTAGATATGCCAGATATAAGCATAGTTGTTGCTACTGCAACAAAGAATGGTCAAAAAATAGAAAGGTTAAAACTAGAAGATATAGTTTTCACAGAACTCCAACTTGCTAAATTGGAAGCTGGAGCAATGATAGAAGAAGAATTACCTTTTACAGCAAGTTCGTTTGAATATTTAGAATTAATTTAAGGGGGAGTAGAGGATATGAGTAAAAATGAGAAAATAACATTAAAGGATTTTATAAAGAAAGCTACAGATAAATATAATAAAAGAAGAAAAGTTATGGATATAGAGGTAGAAGGTTTTGGGTTGCTAACTTTTACAAGACCTTCTGATTCTGACTTATTAAAATTTAAAGATATATTAGCTAACAGTATTAAAATGAATAAAGATGAAAGCATAGATAAGCTAGATTATGGTAGGATGTTAGATGCTTCTAAAGAACTTGTATATAGTTCATGTGAATTTTTACATAACAATGAACTTATGGAAAGTTTAGAATGTGGAGAACCATTTGATATACCTGTTAAGATTTTCGGAATAGATGGGACTATTCAATTAGCGCAACGCGTTAATGAACAATTTGAAGATAGCAATGCAGAGATTGAAAAAACAATAAAAAACTAATAAGAGGTGATAATGACGAGGGCGGAGAGCTTTATTGGATTAGTTATTACATAGATAAAGGCGATTTGCCTTTGAGTTATTACCTCAATTTAAATGCGCTAGAAAAGAAATTTTATATAGATAGTATGATATTTAATCGTGAACTTAGGGCTAAATATGATGAAATGAAATTAAAATCTATATTTGGGGAAGATAAAAAATAGCCTTCCCTTTTAATCTTTAAAGAAAGGAGGTTATATATGGCTTCCAAGACTATAGGTGTTGTTCTTTCCTTGCAGGATAAAATGAGTAGTGGTTTATTAAAAGTAAATAAAAATGTTCAAGGAGTTTCTAAAGAAGCAAAGAGAGCTTCACAACAAGTTGCGAATTTTGCTACCAAAGCACAAAAAGGTTTTGAAAAAGCAGGAGATAAAGTTTTAAAATTTGGTTTAGGATTAGCAACTCTTGCAGGAGGCTTGATAGTAAAAACCGGTGTTGAAGGATTAGGAGAATTAGACCAAGGTGCCAGAAAAGTTAAATCAATTGCACAAGATAGTTTGCAGTTAAAGAACATACAAAGTGGTTTGCTTAAGACTTCTAATGATACTGGAATTGCAATAAAAGAATTGGCTGATACTCAATATGATGCTATAAGTTCCGGAGTAGCGGCTAATGAAAGTATTCAAGCAGCAGTTACATCAGCGAAACTGGCTAAAGCTGGATTTTCAGATTCAAACAGTTCGCTCAAAATACTAACTTCAACCATGAATGTCTACGGGTTAACAGGTCAAAAAGCAATGCAAAGCATATCGGATAAACTGTTAGTTACTCAAAATCTAGGTGTGACAACCGTTGGGGAATTGGCGAATTCGATGGGATCATTAACACCTATTGCTAAATCTGCTGGTTCTTCTATAGATGAAATGTTAGCAGGAATGGCTTCATTAACTAAAAATGGATTGAAAACAGAGGAAGCGGTAACATCTTTAAAATCTGTGTTTTCAAGTGTAATTAAACCAACCGAAGAAGCTTCTAAAACCGCTCAGCAATTAGGAATAGACTTTTCAGCGTCTGCGTTAAAAAGTAAAGGATTTGCCAAATTTCTAGAAGAAATAAAGGTTAAAACTGGCGGAAATACTGAAACTATGGGTAAGTTGTTCGGAAACGTTAACGCGCTATCTGGTGCTTTGGTACTTACAGGAAAGGGGTTCGGAGACTTTAATACAAGCTTAGACGCTATGAAAAACAGCGTCGGCTTAACTGATAAAGCATTTGATACAATGAACAACAGTTTACTAAGTAAGTGCGGGAAGATGAAAAACAGATTTAAAAACATGACTACTGGAATTATGCAAGGAACAGGAGGACAAATAGGAGTTCTAGTAGATAACATAACAGGGAAGTTAAAACAATGGCAAGAAGATGGAACAATTGAAAACATAGCAAATAAAGTAGCTGATGGGTTTATGAAGATGTACGATGTTCTTAGCAAGGTTTTTAGCTTTATTGCAGAACATAAAGATGCAATAGCTAATTTTGGTATAGCGTTTGCATCACTTTATACAGCTGTAAAAATCGCAAATTTACTCAAAGATGCATTGATAGGTATAAGAGGTGCGTTTATTTTAGTTGATGGAGCACTTAAGTTAACTACATTTGGCTGGGTAGTTTTAGCTATAGCAGGAGTTATAGCAATAGGATTATTATTATGGAAAAACTGGGATAAAATAAAACAAGCTGCTAGTAATTTATGGACTGCAATTAAAACTGTATTCACTAATATCTGGACAACAATAACAACTGTATTCACTAATATCTGGACTACTATAACAACAGTAGCTAGTAATATATGGACTAGCATAACAACTGTATTTACAAATATTTGGACTAGTATAACAACTATATTCACTAATATCTGGACTGCAATTTCTACAGTGCTTACAAGCATATGGACTACAATAGTTACGGTATTTACAACTATATGGAATGTTATTGTAACAATACTTACACCTATCGGATTGTTTATAGAAGCAGTATTTAAAGGTATATTGGCTGTAATAATACTTGTAGGAGCATGGATATGGAACTCCATTGTAACAATGTGGACTAACGTATGGAGTGTTATACAACCTATACTAACAGCTATATGGAATGTTATAACAACAGTATGGACAGCTATATGGACTACAATAACAACAATAGCCACAGCGATATGGAACACTATAGTAAATGTATGGAATACTATAGCCGGGGTTGTGTCTACTGTAATGTCAGCTATTTGGGGTGTTATTAGTTCTATATGGAGTACCATTTATGGAACTGTAAGTGGAATTATGTCCTCAATTTGGAGCACTATAACAGATATATGGAATAATATTGTATCTACTGTTAGCGATATTGTTGGTAATATCGCTAGTACAATAAGTGACGGTTTTAATGCTTTAATCGGGATATGTTCTGATATATTTAATAATATAAAAAATACTGTAATGGGAATTTTTGAAGGTATATGGGACGGAATAAAAAGCATCATAAATGGCGGGATAGATATGCTAAATAATTTTATTGGTGGAGTAAATAAAGTTATTAGTAAAGCCAATAAAGTTCCAGGAGTTAATATAGGTGAGGTTGGTACGATCCCTCATTTTGCAAAAGGAACGCAATATTCTCCGGCAGGAATGGCACTAATAAATGAAGAAGGTGGAGAATTAAGAAAACTTTCATCGGGGGAGACAATTATACCAGCCGATAAATCCCGCCAATTAATGAGCGGGAATTTAAGTCCAGAAATTAATATTTATATAACCGGAAACGTTGGAACAGAAGAATTTTTCGACCAAGCAGGACAACATATAATATCACAAGTTAGATTAGCAATGCAAAATATGTAAAGGTATAGTTTTATAACTATGCCTTTTTTATTTAGGAGGTGCAATATGGCAAATATATATTTTAGTACATTAGATAGAAAGCAATTGTACGAACTTCCTATTCTTCCAGAAGAAATGCCAGAACTTAGCAAAAGTGCTAAAAATGAAATCTTTGAAACCTTTAATAATGGAGAATATAACTTTTTAGGGAAGACAAGTTTAATAAGTTTTAATTTAGAAAGTTGGTTGCCAGCATATCCAAACAAATATAGGTGGGCTAAGAGTCAAATTAATCCTTATCTTTTAATTAATATGTGGAACACCGCTATGGACACCGAAAAACCCCTTCGGGTTGTTATAAATAGAAATAAAAATACTTTTTTACCACAAGAATTATTAAATTGGATGGTTAGTGTGGAAAACATTAGTTGGCACGAGCTAATAAATGGGGATGTAGCTTATAAATTAGAGTTAAAACAATATAGAGAGGAACCTAAATAATGTGGTACTTATATAATTCTTATATAGTGGGGAAAGGATATGCAACTAAAGAAATAATAGGACAATGCAATAATTTAAGTTGGAGCAATGATATAGATACATTAAGTACACAATTAAGCTTTGATAGTATATTAGATTTAGCAGAAGGAAGAAGCAAAATAATTTTAAAACAAGATAAAGTGATTGTTTTTGAAGGTGTTATAGTAAGTAAGACCAATAAAGAAAATGTCCATAGTTATACCGCTATGGATTATGCGTGGTATTTAAATAAAAATAAATATGTAATGCAGTTTAGAAATATAAATGCCAAAAGTGCATTACAACAGATATGTGCTAAGGTAGGCATTAAAGTAAATATAAGGACTAGATTAACTACTAGAATAAACAAATTATATTACCAAGAAAGTTTAAGCGATATAATAAAGGATATTTTGGAGCAGTGCCAGAGAGAAATAGGAACAAATTACATAATGGAAATGCAAGGAAAAACACTTTATATAAATAGATTGGTTGATTTAAAAATTAATGCAACTTTGCTAATTGGAAAAGATTATAGCATTGGTAGAAGCATAGAAGATATGCAAAACAATATAATAGCGGTCAATAATGATGGTAGAGTTTTAGCTAATGTAAAAGATAATAACAATATAAAAATATTCGGAGAGTTAACGGACATTATAAGTGTAGAAGATGAAAATACAAGCCGAGCTAACAATATAGCACGTAACGAATTAAAAGAGAAAAACAAAATAAAAAAAGAACTTTCTTTTAATACAATAGACACCGGGCGAGGAATTTATATAAATTGTAATAGATTAATTAGAGTTAATTTATCCAAATACGGGATAAATGGATGGTACAGAATAAAAAGTGCTCAACACACTTTAAACAATAATATACATAAAATAGGCATAACAATAGATTTTAGCTAGGAGGTTATATATGGATTATGGAATAGAATTTGCCCAATGGTTAAAAAATAGAGAAAATAAAAGAAAAAATAGGAACAACAATAGGGAAAGTTGAAAAAGTTGGCCCAAATTATAGAATAAGCATAATGGATAATCAATTATATTTGGATAAAAGTAATTCTAAATTATGTAATTCTTTAAAGGATAGAGTAGAAGAAAGAACTGTAGAGTTAAATGGTGTAACTTATAATGCAAAAATAATATACAATGTTTTAAATATAGGAGATACAGTATTGATTGTGCCAGATGAAAACAATCAATTTTTTTATATAATAGATAAAATATAGGTGGTGATAGGGTGGCTTTATTACCAGAAGAAAATTTAATAATCCAAGAAGTAGAGGAAATAGAAGAAGAACAAACTTTGTCTAAGTTAGGCAAGGTTTTTTTATTTGATTTTAAAAATAATAGATATGTTATTGAGAATGGTAAACCTGTTGAGTGCACAGAAAGGCAAGCATTAGAACAATGGATACATTGGATATTGTTAACTTATAAAGATAAATACAATGTTTACAAAGGCACAGACTTTTATTGCAATATAGAGGATTTAGTAGGGAAGAAAAGAAATGCATTTATTCTTTCAGAACTACAAAGAGAAATTGAAGAAGCAGTTAAAAAACATAGATATGTAGATCACATAGAAAATTTTACAACTACACAAGAGAAAACAATATTAAATGTTCAATTTGATGTTGTTTTAAAGAATGATGAAGTTATTAATATATCTGCTTAGGAGGTGAAAGATTGAGTATAAATGTGAAGACAGAGGAACAATTAATAACTGATATGTTGGGGAATATATCAAATATTTATGAAAAAAGCAAAGGCTATCCTACTTATGATATAACTAAAACTAATGCTATAGAGTTGGCGATTTTATACCAATATGCTTTATCTATAGCCAACCTAAGATTAGTTAAGGACTTATCTGGTGATGACCTAACAGCTAGAGTTTATGATAACAAAGGTATAGTTAGAAAGGTAGCTACAAGAGCAAAAGTAATACTTTCTTTAATAGGAACAGGAACTATTAACAAAGGGGATTTATTCAGTACACCTAACAACATAGAATTTGCAAGTTTAGAAACAAAACAAATAACAGAAACAGGCACTATATTAGCAGAGTGCACCGTTGTAGGGAATATCGGTATGGTTGGAGCTAATAGTATTACAGAGTTTCCTATAACAATAGCAGGTTTTACAGCGGTAACAAATAACGAAGCTAGTTATGATGGGTTTGAGGAAGAAATGGACGAGGCTTTAAAACAAAGATATTACGAATCTTTAAAGAATCCTATTACATCTAATAACCAAGCACATTTTATATATTGGGCAAAAAGTGTAACAGGGGTAGGCAATGCTAAAGTAATACCACTTTGGAACGGAGATTTAACAGTAAAAGTTATAATTATAGATTCAAATATGCAACCAGCCAGTGTGGATTTAGTTAATACGGTACAAGAGTATATAGACCCTAAAGGTACTTTTGATTCTAATACAAATACATGGAGCCTATGGGGAACTGGTGCAGGAAGTTCGGCTATAGGTAATTATTGCACGGTTGTAAGCGCTACGGCTAAAAATATAGACTTAGAATGTAGTATAACTAAAGCCAATGGGTATTCAGATGAAGAAATAAAACAAAATATTTCTAGTAAGATAACAGAATACTTAAAAGAAATTGCTTTTTCTACTGCTATAAATTATGTAAGTCATGCTAAGATAATTTCCCTTATACTTAGCGCTGACGGTGTATTAGATGCACAAAATGTAAAAGTAAATGATAGTCTAAGCGAAAATGTAATTATAAATGAGGAGGAAGTCGCTGTAATGGGCGCTGTAACCTTAATATAAGAGGTGAAAAGATGAATATAGAACAACAGTTAATAGCAAATTTACATAAACGTGTTAGGAAAGATCCCTACATAAAAGAATTGTGTAATTCAAGTGGTGTGGAAATGGATACTATAGAAAATGTTTTAGAAGATATTAAGAAACAATTTAAATTTGAAACAATGACGTGGGGTGCTGATTTATTAGCAAGTGAGATGGGAATTAAATTAGACCCAGTTTTAAAGCAAGACGAAAAAAATAGTATTATAGCTGCTAGATGGAAATCAGAGGGGAAGGCAGATTTAAACTTATTACAAGCTATATGTAACAGCTGGAAGAATGGTAAGGTAAAAGTGTCTTTTATAGATGGTAAAATAGTCCTTAAATTTATTGGAGAATATGGAATACCTACAGATTTAGACAATCTTAAGAAACAAATAAATTTATCTAAGCCTACGCATTTACCAGTAGAGTATTTATTTGCATATCTATTATTAAAAGATGTAGAAGCTATGACATTAACAACATTAGAAAATACTAAATTAAGCAATTTTGCATTTTAGGAGGGATATATATTGAGCGAAGAAACAAAACATTTGAAGTTGTTTAAATATGACAAAGAAACAGACGATTTTAATACAACAACTTTTAATATTAAAAAATGTTTAAATGATAATTGGGATAAGATAGATTTACAATCAGAAAACACACATAAAGATATAAGTGAAATAAAATTAAAAGATGAAGAACAACAACAATCCATTGATAAGATGATAGAACGATTGACATTCATGAGCTGTAAGAGAGAATCTAAACAAGGGAAATACTATACTCAAATTAGATGGTATAGAAAAGATAAAACGTTATATGCATATTCTACGTTATACCAAGATTCCACTAGTACAAATGAGTACATCCCAAAGAGTATGGAGATGTTCTTTTATGGCAGTAATGGCTCTACTATAAAAGAGAGTATTAAATTTGATTTAATATTCAACTCCGAAGATGGAGACTTAATAGAAATGAGGTTGATATAATGTTTAATTTTCAAATGAATAATGTATTAACCCTACACAATTTAATAGGTGAAAGTAGTGATAAAGGTGGCATAACACAAGCTGGTAGATTTTCTAGTAAAGGAACTGCGTATATAGATAAAAGCATTGTCAGAAGTTGTCTTGAAAAAGAAAGGGATTATATAGCAATAGGCAATGAAGGTATATTGTTTTCATCTTTAATTGATAACAAGGTTTATTTTATGGATTTTAACAGAACCACGTCAGAAGTAGAAACAGATAAAATCGAAAATTCGGTTGGGAGTACAACAATACAACTATATCCAACTGCAGATGATGGTTTTATAGGCATATATAAGGATACAAAAACAACAAATGACACCGCTAGTTTTACCGTGAAGAAATATAATTCGCGAGGAATTTATGTCCATAGTCAAAATATATATGTAGATGAAACCCAATACTCTAATTCTAGAATACAAAAAATAACACAAGACCCTATCACAAAAAAATATGTATTTATATTTGATGTATCTTTTGGTTCAGTTCCAACTTATTTAGTTGTGTTAGAATCAAATTTAAAATTTTGTAAAAAAAACATTTATAGAACATAAATATAGTATAGATGCAAGCCCTAAAAGTCACATGGCGTACGATGGCTGGTTATATGGAAAGTCAACAACAAGTTATGATAAGTATTGTAAATTTAAATACGATACTACAGATGATATTAGTTTGAGTTATTCTGCTTTTAATTGCAATAACGCCAGGGCGGTAGTGGCAGACCCTAAAACTGGTTTAGCTTATGATATATCAAGTGGATGGATGTATACGCTTAGCAGAATGATGAATTATTCTAGAGTTATACCAGTTTATCACCATAGTTCTGGCGATGATGTGCCAGTATGTATAAACAGTAGTCCAGTACCCGAAAATGGATTTATAATTTGCTCTAAAGGTTGGGATTTCTATGAAGTTAATTTTAGAGTTCCAAAAACCAATTTAAATGAGTTTGCAGCAGCCCCAGAAGTCAGACAAATAAACGAGGTAAATGCTAATATCTCTTGGACGTATGATAAAATATTTACATCGTATGATTCTAAAAATATGTTAAGAATAGGATATGAAAAAAATAAAGATTATAATCATAATGTATATTTGTATAGGAGGTAATTAAATGTTTATTTATAAAAATGGAAATGATTATGCTATGATGGCATCGCCTTTACACAGCGAATACGGCATGAAAAAAGAAGATGGAACGCTATATACCAAAGAGGAGTTATTAAAATTTGGTTTCTTTATTAATGAACTCCCAGAAAAACCAAACAACCCTCAGTACGAGTATATAATGCGTGTTAATTTCGATGCTGAAATGGTTTATTATGATAAGATACCAATCAAACAGCAAGTCAGCGAAGAATCTAAGGTAGACTTTATAACAAAAGAACTAGCAAACAGTAAACTTGAATCTATGAAATTCAAAGGATTATTAAAACAAAACTCAGAAGAGATAGCAAAAGCAAAAATAGAAATAATGAAACTCAAAGGAGGTCTTAAATAATGAACTTTTGGGAAATGGCATATAGTATAGGTGCTATAGATAAAGAATTATTAGCACAGGCAGTAATAACGGAAAAGAACCTTACGGAGAGATAACACCAGAAGAATACAAAGAAATATGTAGAGAAGATTTTATTACACAATAAAATAAATTTATAAAAGCAGAGTAAGGACTATTAATATGTAGTCTTTTTTATTTTGCTTATTTTTAAATAAGAGAGGTGCGGAATGGAAAATGAAATAATTAAAATGGTTGCTAGTCAAGGAGCGTTTGCGATATTTTTTGCTTACCTTCTTTTTTATGTTTTAAAAGAGAACTCTAAGCGTGAGGGAAAATACCAGGAGATTATATCAGATTTAACACAGAGATTTAATATTTTAGATGATGTTAAAAAAAGTGTAGATAAGATAGAAGAAAAACTAGAAAGGTAGTGATAATATGGAATTTCTAAAACAATTTCTACAGATAAAAAAGATTATAGCATTATTAACAACTATAGTATTTTGTATTTTAAGTGCAAAAGGCAACCTATCAAGTACAGAATTTCTTTCTGTATTTACATTAATAATAGGGTTTTATTTTGGACAAAGTTCAGCTAGACAAGCGGTAAAAGAAAGTAAAGAGCAGGAATAAGCCTGTTCTTTTTTATTAAATTTTAGGAGGTAATTTTATGAAAATAGGAATAGATTGTGGGCATACAATGTCTGGTGCAGATTATGGAGCAGTAGGAATAAAAGCAGAATCTAATTTAACTAGGGAAGTAGGAACAAAAGTAATAAGTAAATTACAAGCATTAGGTCATACAGTTATTAAGTGCTATAAGGATACTTGCATTAGTTTAAATGATAGTTTAAGTTATAGAACTAATACAGCTAATAACAACAATGTAGATTTATATGTATCTATTCATTTTAATTGTTTTAATGGGAGCGCTTATGGTACAGAAGTATTCACATATGGAGGGAAAGAATTACAACAAGCCAGAGCAGTATTAAATAATATTTGTGCTTTAGGATATACAAATAGAGGGTTAAAAGATGGTTCTAGTCTTTATGTATTGAAACATACAAAAGCTAAAGCCATGCTTATAGAATGTTGTTTCTGCGATAATGCAGGAGATATGAATAGATATAATGCCGAAAATATGGCTAATGCTATTGTTAAAGGTTTAGTAGGGACTACAGTAGCAACACCAAATAAACCAAAGGAAGTGGTAAAAGTGGAAAAACCAAAAATATGATGAGACTATACCAACAGGAGAAAGTATATTTAAAATTCCAGGTACTACTGGATACATAGAACAGGCTACAGATGGAAGATTAATAATACACAAAGATAGGGGAAATTATATAGCAATTGGTAAAGGCTTTATAGATTGCTATTGGAATGATAATAAAGGCAATGGTGGGAATAAAAGATTAAGTAATTAATTTTTAAAGGTACTTCTATAATGGAAGTACCTTCTTTTTTATTGGAAAAATTATTACAAATCATATAAATAATTCATAAAAAGTATTGACTTGTTATAGTACATGTACTATAATATAATTGTAGGGAGGTGAGGGAATGACAAAAAAGAAGAAGTTAAAAAGGAAGGATAAAAAAGAAAATAATCGAGTTAATAACCGCCACAGTTAATTTGATTATTTCTATAGCAACACTAATCTTACTAATACTAAAGGGCTTTTAAAAGCCCTCCCTTCCTAAAAACTTCTTCTATTTAATAATATCATATTTTAAATATTAAATAAATAGAGGTGATTTTATATGAAAAAGGAAAACATAACAATGACAATAAATATAATCACTTTAATAGTAAATATATTAATCCTAATAATATTATTGGTTAAATAGGAGGTCAATATGGATAATAAAGATAGACAAAAAGTGGCGGATAAAAAATGGATTGAAAAAAATAGAGAACATGCAACGTATTTAAGAAATAGAAGTAGTGCTAGAAGTTTTATACGGAATAAAGCAACTACGGAAGATTTAGAGGAATTAAAGGGGTTAATAAAAGAAAGGGAAGAATTTCTAAAGAGGGAGATTTAAAATGCGAAAAGCAAGATTATTAATAATAGGTTTGTTAATTGGGGCTTGCACAAGATTCATCGGCATTGCAACAGCGATTGAACAAGCGGAAGATAATTGCCCTAGCAATGGAGAATATATGTATTGCACAGACCAAGGCAAACCTTTATGGATATCTATATATGATGTACATCAAGAAGAAAAATTTATTTATTGGCGACAACCAAATACAAATAAAATTATTAAACTAGCAGAAATAAAATAAAAATAAAGAGGTAGCTTTTTAAATGAAGCTATCTCTTTTAAATGTTAGAGTTAGACAGTTCTTTACTTTATGGTGGATAGGTCATAGTGAAATTAAACTAAATATATAAATAAAAACCGTACTAAAAACGTACGGTTTTTATTTGATTCTATCAAAAATAGAATGAAAAGTACGGTAATAGATGTGACAAAAGCACGATTTTTCAAGGTTTGTAATGGTATTTAAAATTTAAATGTCCTAGAGGTATAATAAATTCTTCTATAGAAATAAATCCCTTTGGGGACTTATGGGGAATACCTAATGAAGAAGTTTCATCAGAAGAGGGATGTACTTTTTATGGTAGATGTGTTCAAAGAAGTGTTTTGTGCAAGGAAAATAAACCTGGACTTTCTAAAATATCAGATAGAAGAAAGGTATGCTGTAACAAAGGTGGAATAATAAATTTGCTTACGGCTAATTCATTAAGAAAGGTTTATAAAACGAAATATAAAAAAGTTTCCGCAGTAAATTATTGTAATTTAAGCATAAGAAGCGGTGAAATAGTATCTTTAATAGGCGAATCTGGTTCTGGTAAAAGTACCTTAGCAAATATACTATCTGGAATATTAAAGCCAGACGAAGGGCAAGTATATTTTAATGATGAAAAGTTAGAAGGTAATAAATTTACTTCAAAAAAATTTGGTATACAAATTATATTCCAGGATCCTATATCTGCTATCAATAGTTCCTTTACTATAATGGAGGCTATAAGAGAACCTTTGGATATAATAAAAGATGGATCAATTGAAGATAGAAATAATAAAGCTTTACAAGTTTTAAGTAAGGTACAATTACCTACAGAAAAATACTTTGTAAATAAAAAATGTAATGAATTAAGTGGAGGGCAAAGGCAAAGAGTATCAATAGCAAGGGCACTTATAATGGAGCCTACTCTTCTAATAGCAGATGAGATAAGTTCTATGCTAGATCCATCCACTAAGGCTAATATATTAAGACTATTAAAGCAGCTGCAAAACTTAAATGGATTTTCTATGCTTTATATAACCCATGATATAAATTTAGCTAAGAAAATTTCAGATAAAATATTAGTTATGAATAGCGGCAAAATTGTAGAATCAGGTTCTGTTTTAGAGGTTTTAAATAATCCTAAAAATGTTTGTACTAAGAGGTTAATATGCTAATTTTATGTAATTATTAAACAGTAGATAAAAGTTTTGTGATTTTATGATGATATCTTATTTAGCTAAAAAATCAATCTGAGCAAGTATGATAGTCAAGATAAGGTTAAATAAAGAAAATAAAGGCGTACCATAGCTTAGGTATGCCTTTAATTATAGCAAATATCTTTGAATTTTTTTGAATATTATAATTCTACTAGAGCCAATTCATTTCAGAGTTACTTATAAAGTTCAAGTTAAATTAACTAAGAATATCCTAACCTCTTAGCTCTATAATAGCAGGATACAAGGGCGGCTACATCATATCTAGCATCATGAAATCCAACATCATCACAGTTAAAAAGTTTTTTAGCTCCCTTTAGAACTATTTTTTTATCTATATCTAAAAAATCAACTGCTTCTTCTAGTCTAGGCTTTTTTAATTTACCTGTTCTGGTGGTAGCTTTTACAATGGGCTTAAAATATTCCATGGTGCAGAAGAATTCTTTAGGAATCCAATTCAT